GTCGTCGCCGACTCGATCAAGTCGACGCATGTGGTCTGCCGACCATGACCGCGGGGCTTGTGGGGCGCTGTCCTCGATGACCTCGGCCAGAAACGAGCTGGCACGTTCGGCTGCAGTCCGAACCGACCGGCCGTCGCGGAGGGCGGCGAGATGGTCGGGGTTCCATCCGAGCTGGCGTGACAGGGACGCCAGGGTCGCGTCGCTTGCGTTGGTCCGACCGGTCTCGACTGCCCGGACGGTGGGCTCCGACACGGAGGACATCGCTGCAAGGTCGGCCTGCTTGAGGCCGAGTTCCTTCCGGCGGTCGCGAACGGCCTGTCCGAGTTGGGTGGGGTCGAGTGCCATACGTGAACTATCGCACGACTGATTACCGATGACTAGCGATAGGCCAAAAGGGCCTCTGACCTGGGATTATCGAGGATCGTGGGTCACGGTAGTCATCGGTTTTGTCACGGTGGGTGTTGACACCATCGGGGGCCATCGCTAGGTTCATGGCCATGCCGCAGATCAACCCCGCCGCCCTCGCCGCCATCCGGCAGCGAACCGGCCTCAGTCAGGAGGCGCTCGGCCGAGCAGCCGGCGTCTCGCAGAACCGCATCAGCGAGTTGGAGAGCCGGTCCATGCCGGTCCGCCCCTCGACAGTCGCTCGCCTCGCCACGGCGCTCCAGGTCCCGCAGACCGCGATCACTCAGCTGTCCGACTCCGAGTTGGTCGAGCCATGAGCGACCCGTTCTCCGAGTTCGTCGCCGCGATGGCCGACGCGGTGGCCGAGGCAGTCATCGACCGCCTCCGCTCCGATGGCGGTCTCACGAAGCCGAAGGTCGAGCGCTTGGCCTACAGCGTTGCCGAGGCGGCCGACGCCCTCGGCATGGCTGAGTCCACCGTCCGCGACCGCATCAAGGACGGGACGATCCGCACCGCCCGCATCGGCGGTCGGGTCCTGATCCACCGCTCCGAGCTCGACCGGCTCCTGCTCGGCGATCGGGCGGCATCGTGAGCGTCCACGTCCGCAAGCGCGGCCCTCGCCGCTCACCCCACCGGGCGGGCCGTCTCACGCCGGACTCGGTCCTCGACCGCGATCCCCGTCGCTCGACGCTGTGTGGCGCCGACCCGACCGACCGAGACCTCGCCCATCACGAGGCGCGATGGAAGTCGACACGCAGCGCCGTCGACCTCTGCTCGGAGTGCGCCGCCGAAGCGGAACGGGCGGCGTCGTGACCGTCTCGATCGACCCGGTCGTCCTGGCGCTCGTCGCCGTCGCGATCGCCGTGTCCGGCCCGGTCCTCACCGTCGAGGCCGACCGGTGGCGGCGCCTCGCTCGACGCCGCCGCTGACCTCTCCGGCTGGATGCCGGGCGACATCGATCCCTCCCTCCCACCCCCGGGGGTCGGTGTCGCCGGGTGGCCAGCCACGTGCGGCCGGAGCCTGCAGAGGACTCCGTCCAGCGGACCGCTTCTGGGAAGGCGGCGGTCCCGCAGCCGCATCCCGGTCACCTACCGGGTGGCCACCCGACCCTCTCCCCAAAACACCAGCGACCCGCCCCAGAGCCTTGGAAAGCAGGGCGGGTCACCAACCCCACGGAGGATAGCCGTGACCCTGCTCAACCCCACCAACCTGCACCCCCGGGCGAACTGCCCGCAGCCCACCGGGTGCGGCGACTGCCTCGCCCCCGAGCCCACCAGCGACCCGACCGCCCGATCCATCGAGGCCATGGCCGCCCTCGGCTGGTCCTGCGAGATCCGGGCGGCGAAGTGGCGGCGCCCCGAAGTCCAGTGGCGGGTCGACGCCAGCCGCGGCCTGGCCGAGCCGACCGCCGAAGAAGCCGCGACGCTCGCCCCGTCGATCTGGATCGACGGCGAGATCGTCGAGTCCGTCTACCTCAGCGGGAGCAAGCACAACATCGTCTGCGCCGTCGCCTACGGGCCGACGCCGACCGCGGCGCTCGCCTCGGCCGCCGCCATGGCCATCGCCTACCCGGCCCCTCGGGAGGCGTGATGCTCCCCACCGTCGATCGCACCTCCCCGATCCGCCCAGCCATGGACGCCGACGACCGGGCACGCGGACGCCGCTGGCTCGCCCGCATCCGCCTCGAGCAGCACGGCCGCAGCACCGACGAGCACCAGCGCCGCATGGCCGCCCTCGGCCGCGCCACCCAAGGGGGTGCGCAGTGAGCACACCCCTGCCGACGCTCACCCCGGCCGACGTCGCCGAGATCATGCCCGGCGTCGACATCATCGCCGACGCCACCACGCTCACCCGCGACGAGTGGCTCGACGGCCGCCGCGCCGGCCTCGGCGGATCCGACCTCGCCGCCATCCTCAACATCAGCCGCTGGGCCACCCCGTACGCGCTCTGGCTGGAGAAGACCGGCCGCGCCGAGGCCGACGACAGCGGATCGACCCTCGCCCAGCGCCGAGGCCAAGCCCTTGAGCCGTGGATCCTCGCCGAAGTCCAGGACCAGACGCCGCAGCTCACCGTGTACCGGGCGCCGTACCAGCTCCGCCACAACCTGTACCCCGAGCTGCTCGCCAACGTCGACGGACTCGCGACCGACACCCGCCGATCCGGCTGGGGCGGCGTCGAGGCCAAGCGGTCGTCGCCCTGGGTCCGCGCCCAGTGGGCCGACGGCCCGCCCGCCTACTACGAGGCCCAGGTCCAGCACTACCTCGGCGTCACCGGACTCGACTGGTGGATGGTCGCCGCCGACCTCGAAACCGACCAGATCGAGACCTGGGTCATCGAGCGCGACGAGGCGATGATCGAGACGATCCAGGCGATCGAGCGCGCCTGGTGGCAGCGGCACGTCATCGACGACGTCGAGCCCGAGGTCGACGCCTCCGAGATCACCACCCAGGCGCTCACCGTCGTCGCCGATCCGGGGGCGGCCGTCGTCGTCGACGAGGACGACCTGGCCGAGATCTTCACCGACCTGGCCCGGGCCCGGATCGACGCCGCTAAAGCGAAGGCCGACGAGGACCTGGCGAAGAACCAGATCCGCCAGCTCATGGCCGAGCACACCGAGCTGCTCGGCGACGACGGCACGAAGTGGGCGACCTGGCGATCCGGCAAGCCGAAGTCGTCGACCGACTGGGCCTCCGTCGCCGGCCGGCTCGCCCTCGCCATCGGCGACCCCGACACCGTCACCCGCCTCGTCGAGGCGAACACCACCACCAAGCCCGGCACCCGGACCCTCCGCGTCGACGCCGGCCTCAAGCAGATCCAGGAGTCCTGACCCATGGCATCCACCTCACTCGCCCAGGCCGTCAACGCGGCCGCCAACCCCGCCCAGACCGCCGAGCCGAAGGGCGCCGTCGGCATGCTGTCGTCGCCCGTGATGCTCCAGCAGGTCAAGGAGTCCCTGCCCGCCGGCTTGGACGCCGCCGCGTTCGTCCGCCACGGCATCACCCTCGTCAAGCAGACCCCCGACCTGCTGACCTGCGACCCCACCTCGGTCGCTCAGGGCATCGTCCGAGGCGCCGCCCTCGGCCTCGACCCCGATCCGGCGCTGGGCCTCATGTGGCTGGTGCCCCGCAACGTGAAGAAGCGGATCAACGGCCGCGAGGAATGGGTCAAGGAGGCGACCTTCCAGATCGGATTCAAGGGCTGGCGCGAACTCGTCCTGCGCTCCGGCCGGTTCTCCAAGATCGAGATCCACGAGGTCCGCCGCAACGACGACTTCGACGCCTCGTTCGGCCGCGACGGCCGGCTGCACCACCGGCCCGACTGGTTCGGTGACCGGGGCCCGATCGTCGGCTGGTTCGCCTACGCGTTGCAGCACGACGGCACCGAGCAGTTCGAGGTGCTGTCGTTCCAGCAGGCCCAGGAGCACGCCGAGAAGTACGCCGAGAAGGACCGCAAGACCGGCGAGATCAAGGGCCTCTGGGCCAAGGACTTCAACGCCGCGGCGCAGCGCACCGTGTTCCTCCGGCTGGCCAAGTGGCTCCCGAAGTCGGTCGAGTTCGAGCGGGCGATCTCGGTCGACGACACGATCACGCGGACGCCGCTCGGGTCGACGGTGCGTGACGTCGACGTGATCCGGGTCGACCAGATCCCGGTCGAGGCGCCTGCGATCGCCCCGGTCGCGTCCGCTCCGGAGCCGGCCCCCGAACCCGTGCCCGACGAGGCCCCGGTCGCCGAGCCGGAGCTGCTGGCCGACGAGAACGGCGAGCCGATCGAGGCCACCGCGGCGCCGGCCGAGACGACGCTCGACATCGTCACGGGCCCGGCGCTGGCCGGGAAGCAACGGAAGCTCAACGCCCGCCTCGGCAAGCTCTACGACCGCAGCGACGACGACTCGCGCCGGCACGCCCTGGCGTCGATCGCCACCGACGGCCGCACCACGTCGAGCAACGAGCTGACGGCGTCCGAGTGGGCGAACGTTGACGACTACCTCGACGGCCTGGAGGCCGGCGGCGTCGAGCTGCACCAGCGCTCGAGCGGCGAGTGGGAGCTGCGTCGGGCCGGGGGTGCGTCGTGAAGCGGCCCGACCGACCGATGAAGCCCGCGGCGGAGATCACCGCCGGCGAGTGGGTGCTCTGCGGTGGCCGCTGGCGCGAGGTCGAGTCGATCGACTCGATCACCGTCTCCAACGGAGGCGACATCGTGGCGAAGATCCTCTCCCGCCGCGACGACGTCGTGCTGACGATGACCGACGGCACGACCTGGCAGGCCGCTCCTGACGCCCGCCGTCACGTCATCCCGGCGACGTCCCTCGATCGCACCGTCGACGACTGGGACGTCCTGCTCGGCCAGGCGCTCGGGGAGGCCTCGTGATGGCCGCCGAGAAGATGCTCGAAACCGAGTGCTGGCTGGTCCTCGAACCTTCGTTCACCCGCCGCGGCGGCGACGTCGTGGCAACCGCCATGCCCCGTCCGCCGCGAGTGCCTCATCGACGCCCTCGGCATCCCCGGCTACTACGACATCGGCATCCGCGGCGGGCTCACCGAGGGCGAGCGCGTCACACTCCGCCAGACCCGACGGGCGGCCGCATCGTGATCACCGCCGCCCAACGACGAGCCCTCACCATCGCCGCCGACCACGACACCGTCACCGGCTCCAACACGGAGTCGGTGGCGTTCTCGGCCAGCAAAGGGAACCGAGGGCTGTCCTGGTTCAAGAGCTTGATGTCGACCATGTCCGCCGACCGTACCGACGAGCCTGCCGACCGCCGTGGATGTGCCCTCAACCACCCGACGACCTCCCAGGAGTCACCATGCCCCGCACCCTGACCCTCGCCGCCACCATCACCATCCCCGCCGGCACCATCGACCTCCGGCTCGACAACATCGACCTGGACGCCTCCACCGAAGACCAGCGCCGCACCCTCGACCTGCTGCGCCTCCTCATCGCCAACCCCGTCATCGCCAACCCCGTCATCGCCAACCCCGTCAGCACGAAGCCCCAGACCGCCCCCGGCCGACCCGCCGCCGGCCGACTCGCCCTCCTCCGCACCATCGCCGACCACGGCGGCGCCTGGGACGGCAACATCGCCGCGCTCGCCATCGCCACCCCCGGCGCCGGCTCGACCGCCGGGGCCCGCAAGCAGTGCGCCGGCCAGCTCGCCCGGAGCCCGCTCGTCACCGTCACCCGCAACGGTCGCAACGTCACCTCGATCACCCTCACCGCCGCCGGCCGCGCCGTTCTCGACGGCGATCGCGACGGCACGAACACCGAACCGACGCTCGCCGCCGTCCCGACGCCACCCCCGCCGGCGCCCGCCCCGGTGGATGACGACGAGGACGACCTCGACATCGACGATGACGTGGACGACCTCGCCTGGGCCACCAGCGCACTCGGAGACCAGCCGTGACCCCCGACGCCTGGCGCACCGACGCCGCCTGCCAGGACCTCGGCCCCGACCTCTTCTTCCCGCTCGGCACCACCGGCCCGGCGATCGTCCAGACCATCACCGCCAAGCAGATCTGCCGATCCTGCCCCGTCCGCCGCGAGTGCCTCATCGACGCCCTCGGCATCCCCGCCTGCCAGGACCTCGGCATCCGCGGCGGGCTCACCGAGGGCGAGCGCGTCACGCTCCGCCAGACCCGACGGGCGGCCGCATCGTGATCACCGCGCTCGGCGTCGGGAAGATCGAACGGCCATGAACGCCGAGCAGTTGTTGCTCGACCTGTTCGGGCCGCCCCCGAACGCCGCTCACCTGTACACCGTGCGCGGCTACTACTTCGGCCCCGGCGGCTACCAGGAGCGACCCGACGGCCAAGGTAACTACGTCGAGTACGCCAACAGAACCCGACTGCAGATCCTCGGCCAGTACGCCACCACCGCCGAGCTCGACGAGATGGTCGCCACCGGCGAGCGGCGCCACACGAGCGGGGCTTGCTCCGACTGGAGCTACGAGTTCGCCATCCAGCCCGGACGCCGCTACTGGGACCCCGTCAACCGGGAGTGGGTCAGCGGCGGCGTCGAGCGAGGCGCCGTATGAAACGGCCCAAAGTGGTGCTGCAGGTGCCGGTCCCGTCGCCCGGGTTCGCGGCTGCGCCCCCGAACTTCGAGATCCACGGTGATGGCGACCGCTTCTGGTGCCGGGCGATGGTCGAGAACGGCGCCCTGCTGTGGGCATCCAGCCCGGAGCGGTTGGAAGCCGTGTTGCGTTCGCTGCAATCGACGCCGGATGAGCAACTCACGCCGGGGGTCGTGTGACCGAGCCCCCACACGACCCGGCCTACGACGAGCCGGACGCCTACGAGTCCGCCGAAACGCCGCTGCCGGTCCGGCCCCAGCGGCGCAACACCGCGCCCAGCCACGACGCCGACGCCGAAGCCGGCCTCCTCGGCTGCATGCTCGTCAGCCTCGACGCCTGCGAACAGGTCCTCGCCACCGGACTCGAACCCGACGAGCTCTACGTCCCCGGCAACCAGGCGATCTACGCCGCCATCTGCCAAGTCGCCATCGCCGGCGACCAACCCGACGCCGTCACCGTCGACGCCATCATCGGCGGCGGCGACCAGCTCCGCAGCCGCCTCCTCGACCTCATCGTCAACGCACCGATCTGGCGCAACGCCCCCGTCTACGCCCGCCGCGTCCGCACCCTCGCCCGACTCCGAGCCGTCACCGCCGCCGCCATCGAAGTCACCGAGCTCGCCCGCTCCGAAGACCTCGACGGCGCCCTCGCCAAGCTCGCCCACATCACCGCGGACCTCCCCGCAGACGACGCCGCCACAAGCTGGCGCGCCGTCGACCTCACCGCAGTCCTCGACGGCGACGGCCCACCCGGGCCCACGATCCTCCGCCGGCACGACGGCCTCTGCCTCCTCTACGCCGGCAAGGTCCACGCGCTCAACGCCGAGAGCGAATCCGGCAAGAGCTGGCTCGCGCTCGCCGCCTGCGCCGAACGCCTCCACCTCGGCGAAGCCGCGCTGTACATCGACTTCGAGGACGACGCCCCAAGCCTCGTCGCCCGCCTCCAGGCCCTCGGCGTCGACCGCCAAGCGATCGTCGACCAGTTCGTCTACATGCGCCCCGACGACGCCATCGACGCCGTCGCGACCGCGCAGCTCGACCGGCTCCTCATCGAGCACCGGCCCAGCATCTGCATCATCGACGGCGTCACCGAGGTGATGGCGCAGAACGGCTGGTCCATCACCGACAACGACGACGCTGCCCGCTTCCTGCTCGCCCTCCCGAAGCGCATCGCCCGCCACGGGCCCGCCGTCGTCATGATCGACCACGTCACCAAGGACAAGGAAAGCCGCGGCCGCTACGGCATCGGCGCCCAGCACAAGCTCGCCGGGATCGACGGCGCCGCCTACCACCTCGAGGTGTCCGAGCCGTTCGGCGTCGGCCGCTCCGGAGCGTCCCGCATCACCTGCACCAAGGACCGGCCCGGCCACATCCGCGGCGCCCTGCCAGACGGCCGCAGCGTCGGCGAGATGCGAGTCACGTCGACCTCGACCGGCGATGTCCACATCAGCCTCACCGAGCACGCCACCAGCGGCGGTGAGCTCCAGGTCCGCCCGACCACGCTCATGGAGCACATCTCGACGGCGTGCCGCGAGATGAACGACGCGGGCGTGCAGCCGACGAGCAACGCCCTCCTCGGGACCCTCAAGGGTCAGCGTCGATTCCTGCTGGCCGCCCTCTCGACCCTCGTCACCGAGGGCTACATCGCGGCCGAAGCGGGTGCCCGAGGAGCCCGCCACCACCGCTCGGTCAGGCCGTACACCGCGGCCGACGACACCCCCCGTGCCACCCACCCGACCGCCCCGAGCGACCCCGACGAGGACCTCTGATGTCAACCCCAGACTCTGTTGATAACCCTGTGGTTCCCACTGGTTCCCACCGGTTCCCGGAACCGGTCGATGGTGACCAGCGGGACTGGTTCCGACCGGTTCCGGGGACGGGACCTAAAGGTCCCGGACCGGGGAACCAGTCGCCGCCCCATCGAGACCCCCAAGAACTGCCCGAGGCAGATGACTGGTTCCGGAACCAGTCGACCCCGCCGCTCTGGCCTGGCTTCGACCCCGACGCCGACAACCGGATGGCCAGCGCCTGGCGATGCGTGTGGTCGATGCTCCACGCCACCGAGTGGGTCGACCACGACGACCTGCGCACCACGGTCGAGGCCCACGACCTCACCGCCAAGACCGCCGCCAACCTCCTCGCCACCGCCCGCCGCAACCAGCTCATCGAGCGTCGCGGTGGCTACAGCCGCAAGACCGACACCCGCCAGTACCGCCGGCACCCGAAGGCTGCGGTCGCAGCGTGAAGCCCTCCGACCGACTCCGAGCGCTCAACGCCATGGCGATCCACCTCGAGTGGCTCCTCGACGACCGCTGGTGCCGACTCGACCGAGCGATCGAGATCCTCGGCGACCACCAGACCCGCAGCACCCTCGCCGGCACCGGCGACAGCACCGGCCGCCGCAGCACCGGCACCCACTCGGACCCGACCGCCGCCGCCGGGCTCGACGCCCTCGAGGGTCCCGTCGCGACCGCCGACCGCTCCCGGGTCGACGCCATGGTCGAGGCCCTCGACGTGCTGGCCAGCATCACCGCCTGGATCCGCACGACGATGTCGGGCCAGCACACCGAGCCCGGCGACGCATGGTCGACGCTCCGCTCGGCCGAGTGGTGCATGACGATCCCGCACAGCATCGCCGCCTGGGCCCCGGCCGACGAGGCCACCGCGGCGGACGTCGACGACGCCCTGGCCACCGTCGAGCTGATCGCCCGCCGGCTGCAGCTCGCCGTCGAGCAGGTCCTGCGCAGCGTCGTGCGCAAGGCCCAGCCCAAGCGCCGGCGGTGCGAGGTCTGCGCCCGGCACGGGATCACCACCGACATCGCCGAGGGCCGCTACGCCCACTGGTGCCGGCGCTGCGGCGACTTCCTCGGCCACCACGGCTTCGAGCCGTCCGAGCAGATCTGTCGGACCTGGGACCGAGGCGTCAGCAGGATCACGCCCGGCATGGTCGCCGAGGCGCGGGCCGCAGCCAAGGGCCGACGGAAGCGCCGTGCGCGGCGTGGTTCTTGACACCGCAGGTCAGAGTGTGTTTCTATCCGGCTCAACTTCGATGCGACTCGTGGCTCCGGCTACGGGTCGTCTGGGTTCCCCGCCCACCTCCGCCACCGTCCCCTGCCTGGACCACGGGAGGGACCACCATGCGGAAGCTCGTCGGGCTCACCATCGCCATCGCGTTGGCAACGAACCCTCGTTACGCCAACGGTCACCGCCGCCGTCGACTTCGGCAGCGTCTGTTGGCAACGACCCGCAACCCGATGTGCTCGTGGTGCGGCCTGCCGATCGACACGACGCTCGACCACCTCGACCCAGGCGCCGCCGAAGTCGACGAGATCATCCCCGTGAGCCGAGGCGGATCCCCAACCAGCCGGGCCAACACCCAACTCCTGCACCGCCTCTGCAACCAGCAGAAGGGCGCAGGACCAGCAACACCACCAGCCCAGCAGCCCGCACCCAAGGCGCCACGCACCTCACGGAGCTGGTGACCGCGGCAAGCGGCCCGAGGGGTGGGGGAGGGGCCCCCGAGGCCCCCGACACGGCGCCCCTGCGGCATAGCGCCGATCTATCTACCCGCTTTTCCACATCCCGCCGAGGAGGTGGCCCGTGCCGTCGAAGCCTCCGTTGCGGGCCGTGCAGCCTGGCGAGACCAAGGCCCGGCCGTCCCGGGCGAAGAAGAAGCTGGACGTCGCGCAGGCTGCGGCGTCGGGTGACCAGCGCCAGTTGCTCGAGGCGATGCGTGACCGGATCGCGGTCACCGTCACCGACCCGCACTGTCCGCCTCGCGACTTGGCGTCGCTGACGAAGCGCCTGGCCGACATCGCCGAGCAGTTGAAGGCGCTGGAGCTCCAGGAGGCCGAGGAGGTGCACGCCGATGGCCCAACCCCGGACGAAGCCTGGAACGAAGAAGCTCTCTGAGGCGGCGAAGCTCGTGGTGGCCCCGTCGGGGATCACCTCGACGGCCTGGCCGTCGGTCCGAGACCTCTGCGGCACCAAGCTGGGTGTCAGCTTCGACCCATGGCAGGACGGCGCCGGCCGGCTGATCCTGGCGAAGCGGTCCGACGGGAAGTTGGCCTCGATGGTCGGCGGCATTGGCATGTCGCTGCCTCGCCAGGTCGGCAAGACCTACTTGATCGGGGCGATCACGTTCACCCTCTGCATTCTTCGCCCGGGGATGCTGGTGGTGTGGTCTGCGCATCACGCCCGGACGCACGGCGAGACGTTCCTCGCCATGCAGGAGTTCGCGAAGCGCCGGAAGGTCCGGCCCTTCATCGCCAAGGTGTTCGTCGGGTCGGGCGACGAGGAGATCCGGTTCGCGAACGGGTCCCGGATCCTGTTCGGGGCCCGGGAGCGTGGCTTCGGCCGTGGCATCCCGGGCGTCGACATGCTCGTCTCGGACGAGGCGCAGATCATGACCGACAAGGCGCTCGATGCGCAGCTGGCGACGATGAACACGTCGCTGTTCGGCTTGGCGATCTACGTCGGCACCCCGCCTCGACCGGATGATCCGTCGGAGGCGTTCACCCGCATGCGCACCGAGGCGTGGGCGGGTGAGCTCAAGGACGGTGCGTGGATCGAGTTCGGCGCCGACGACGATGCCGCCCTCGATGACCGCAAGCAGTGGGCCCGGGCGAACCCGTCGTTCCCGCATCGCACGCCGGTCGAGTCGATTCTTCGCCTCCAGCGGAAGTTGGCGCCCGATTCGTTCCGCCGGGAGGGCCTCGGCATCTGGGACGAGGTCATGGCCAACATGGCGCCGCCGGCGATCGACTTCGCCCGGTGGAAGGCCACTGAGGTCCCGGCGGCCCCAACGCACGGGCCGGTGACCTACGGGGTGAAGTTCTCGGCCGATGGCACTCGGGTGGCCTTGGCCGCTGCGGTTCGACCCGACGTTGGACCGGTGCACGTCGAGGGGATCGAGAGTCGCCTGACCGTCGACGGGACGAGGTGGCTCGTCAACTGGCTCGCCGCTCGCGACGCGATGGTTGTCATCGACGGCAAGGCCGGCTCCGGCGCCCTGGTGGGTGCGCTGCGCAGGCAGGGTGTCGCCGCTCGTCGACTCCATCGGCCGACGGTCGATGAAGTGATCACGGCCCACGCCGAGGTCGTCAACGCCGTGCTGACCGGCGACCTGTCCCACCTCGATGACGAGGCGCTCGCCGACCAAGTCGGCGACGCGATCAAGCGACCGATCGGCAAGTCCGGCGGATGGGGAATCCAGGGCTGCGACGCCGGCGACGTGACGTTGCTCGAGGCGGCGTTCCTGGCTGCGTGGGGCGCGAAGAACTTGAGGCCGGTCGTCGCTGCAGGTGGCGGCCGGATCTCGATGCCGACCTGAGGAGGTGGCGATGCAGGAATCCCTCACGATCGCCGACCTCACCCACGAGGAGCAGTCGTCGCTCGACGAGCTGATGGCCCAGCTTCGCTCGAAGCTCCCACGGAACCTGCTCCGGTCGAGCTACTACGACGGCCGCAACGCCGTCGCCCAGCTCGGGATCTCGTTGCCCGACGAGTGCAAGCAGCTCGCGGTCGTGCTCGGCTGGTCGGCGAAGGCCGTCGATGTCCTCAACGACCGCTGCGTGCTCGATGGCTGGTCGACCAGCTCCGGGTCGATCAGCGATGACCTCGGCCTCGACCGGATCGTCGACGACAACATGCTCGACGTCGAGGCACCCCAGGCAGGCGTGTCGTCTCTGATCCACGGTGCTGCGTTCCTGGTGGCACATCTCGGCGACCAAGCCGCCGGTGAGCCGGAGGTGCTCGTCACAGCCAAGGACGGCCTGACCGGGACCGGCATGTGGGACCCTCGGCGCCGGGCGCTGCGCTCGTTCCTGTCGGTCACGTCTGTCGACGAGCAGGGCGACGTCACCGGCCTCGTGCTGTATCTGCCCGACCTCATCATCTCGTGCACGTTCGCTGGTCGGCGCTGGTCGGTCGACCGGCGCGATCACAGCTACGGCGTTCCTGTCGAGCCGCTCGTCTACCGCCCTCGGCTCTCGCGTCGGATGGGCATGTCGAGGATCAGCCGGCCGGTGATGTCGCTGCACAACTCGGCGATCCGGACCGCGCTGCGCAGCGAGGTGACCGCCGAGCTCTATTCGGTTCCCCAGCGCGTTGTCCTCGGTGCGTCCGAGGACGAGTTCAAGGACGCGGCTGGCAACGTGATCCCGAAGTGGCAACTCGTGATGGGCCACATCTGGGGCCTCAAGGACGACGAGGCGGCGACGAACCCGCGGGCCGACATCAAGGAGTTCACCTCGGCGTCGCAGCAGCCGCACGTCGACCAGCTCCGGGCGTGGGCGCAGCTCTTCGCCGGCGAGACGTCGATCCCGGTGTCGTCGCTCGGGATCTCGACCGAGGCCAACCCTGCATCCGCCGAGGCCTACCTCGCCTCGCGCGAGGACCTGATCAAGACCGCAGAGTC